CCAGATCACCGATCTCGATCCGAAGAATAAAAGCGTCGGAGGTTCACTCAAAGTCATCGCGGTCCGACTCAAGGTCGAATACCAAGAATCCCTCGCCTACGATCCGGACGTTCGTCCTCGCGTCTTTCAGACCGCGGAAGAAGTTCGGCTGGCCGGTGGCCAAGTCGCTTACGGTCGCGGTGAAGGTAAGTTCGCCAAAGTCGGGCACATCGAGTTCTTGATTCAAGAACCCGAGACGCTGTCCGAAGAAGCCGCTTCGTCGTTCTTCTACGTCCTCGGCGAGAAACGCTACGCTCGCGTGATCTACACCGCTTCGTCGACCGCTTATGCGGAAACCGCCGCGATCCTCTACTCCGACTACCGCGTCGGTCACCTCAACAAGACGGGCCTCTTCGGCGGTTACTACTTGCTCGGGTCTAAGTTGAAGACCGGAGATAAGGGCACCTGGTGGATTCCGTCGATGAAGACGGCCGGTGAGGTTCCCGCGGCCCTGCAAGAAGAGATCAAAGGACTCCTCTAATGGGCTTCGACAATCTCCGCTTCCGCGATCCGGAGGGACTTGAGAACAACGGCTACAGCCGCCTCGCAGGTCCTTACAACCAAAAAGAAGAAGCCATGTTTAATCGGCTCTTGGCTGATGCGAAACGGGCCAACAGATCCGTCGCCTTCAGTGGGGACTACAATCGCGTGGAGGTCTGGCAGAAGTAGCAAAATTTCCCCGGCGGGGGCTCTTATGTGGACGTGTGGGCGTCCGCCCGGCAATCGCCGGCCTTTCTACCTCCGCCGGGGACCACTTTCAAAATTATGGACACCAATACTGAAGTTCTAACTTACGACCCGAAAGCGTTCGAACTGGATGCCGAGGGCTATATCGAAAAGACCGCCGAGGTTCTCGGCATCAAGACCGAGATGGGCCGCAAGGCTTTCAAGGCATTCTGTGAGGCTGCTGTTCTCCTCGACTCCAAGCAGCGCGACTACGGTAGCGCGAACATCTCCGCATTCGGTGAGAAGGGTCTCGTCGTTCGGATGAATGACAAAGTCGAGCGCCTCAAAAACCTCGTCTGGAAGGACAAGAATCCAGAGCACGAGAAGGTCGAGGACACCTGGGTCGACATCGCGAACTACGGCGTCATCGGTCTGCTCTGCCACCGGAAAGAATGGAAATGAAAAGCCTCATCACTGCGATTCTGGTCGGCGCTGGGTTCTCCACCGCAATCTCGATGCTCTACCTAATGGAAAAAACCGAACGCGAGCGCATGGAAGAGGAATTGGAGTCGTGGGAAGCAAATGACCGCGAATGGATGGATCAACTCTTCGAGCAGCGGCAACAAGAGTTCGAGGAACAAGTGCGGAGGAAACAGGTATGAGTTATGTCGGTCTTTTCATCTGCTGGCTCGGGTTGCTGATTTTCGGAGCCTTCATCGGGCTGAACGGGAGGGATAAATGAGATCCTTCACCATCGTCATCGACGAGGACGTTCCGGTCTCTGCCAAAAAGCCGGGCGAGAAATCCCGCTACCAACACCCACTTTCATACGTCTTGGGGAAGCTGAACATCGGCGACTCGTTCGTGTATCCAGCCTCAACTTGCGAAGCATTCAACGGACTACGCTCGATTGCCCACGGTATCGGCCGACGGGAGAAAAAGAAGTTCGCCACTAGGCTCGTCACCGATCGTGACGGCGTGGAGCGGCTTCGCTTCTGGAGGATGAAATGAACCCCGAAGGATTCTTTCTTGTCGGTATGGGCTTCGGCCTATTGCTCGGCGGGCTCTCGACCTACGGGGCGATCTTCGCCTGGGCCATCAAACGCGGAAGGGAAGACGACGATGCCAAGTGATCCCGATCAGGACCGCGACGAAGCGCAGGGGATGGACGCTGAAGAGGCCCACTACTGGGCCAGACGCAACGACCCAATGGAACAATACTGCGAGTATTGCGAAGGCTTTTACGGCGAGTGCGATTGCGAAGAAAAGCATGAAGCCTACCGCAAAGCGGAGGAGGAGGAATGAGTTATGCCGCACGTTTTGGCCAGTCTCGCCTACGCCCGTCACTGTTTTCGCAAGCGGCCGTTCGAGTCCAAGGAAGCAGCCCTAACCGAGCGTTCGGAGGATTTCGACACCTATCGCTGCCGATATTGCGGCAAGTGGCACCGGACTTCGAAGCCGCACCTAAAGCAACGACTAATCGCTCAGAAGAAACGCGAGCGGACCAAGGTGCGGGTCAAAGCCCTGCGCAAGAGGGCCATCATCAAAGAATTCTATGAGCACTGACTACACCATCGGGCGCATCAACTTCGGACCGCGTGACTCGTTCACCACGCTCGGGCAACTCATCGATGAGATCGCGGCCCAAGAGGAACTGGTCGACGATCTGTGCCTACTGGCCGGCGATCTGTTGACCGAGATCCACGAAATCACTTCAGGAATCTACGAGCTATGACTTTGCCGGGGGAGACCACTGAATTAAACAATCCGTCTGGGGAGGCGGAGCGCCAACCAGTCCTCCTCCGGCATCCCTCTGTCGCGATCGACTTCGAGTCCTACTACGACAAGGACATCAGCGTCACCACGATGGGCGCATGGAAATATGCCCGCGAGACCGACATCTACATGGTGGCGATGTATTTCGATGACGGAACCTGTTTCGTCGGTCGACCGGAAGACGCGAACTGGCTCAAGTGCCACGCACGCTACTGGATAATGCACAACGCGGCCTTCGACCTGACGCTCTTCGAAGCCTTAGTTGAGGCCGGCAAGGTGCCGGATGTCGAGCCGCGCTACGTCTTCGATACGGCCGACCTCGCTGCCTACATGGGCTACCCCAGGTCGCTCAAGGAAGCAGCTAAACATCTCCTCGGGATCGAGATGAGTAAATCCACCCGAGACAACATGAAAGGAATGAAATGGTAAACAAACCTACAACTAAAAGCATGCTCTTCTCGGAAGATCCAAACGAAACTTGGTGCTACAGCCGAGACCGCTACCACACGCTAATCGGAGACCGTAAACTGGCGGATACTTTCATCAATGTCGCCACTTCGGCGCTCCAGTGTGAGCGGGAATATTTATTGGACGATCTTTACGAAGATTCGAACAACTACAAAACCAAGCGCCTAAGACTCTTAAAACCTACCGAGTTAGCGCAGCTACTCAGTCTTACAATCTTGGCTCTCAAGCGTCCTGGATTTAAGTGCGAATCTCTTCTTATGGAAGAAATTCTTTTTATCACTCTCCATAACGACTTAGTCGCTTACCTAGACGGTTTCCGAAGCGGGAGACGTGGGTGGGGAGCCTTGCTACGTGCGATGGCTTGTGACGACCTATATGTTTTGAATGATCTATTCTGGGATTTTGACTTCGAGATTTTTGAGCCCACGAAAGAAGAGACGAAGGCGTTGAGAAAGGAACTGGCAAGCCTATGAGTCCCGACCTCTTGAAAGTATTCAAGGCGATCTCCGGATGGCGCACACCCGAGGAGTTCGGTCACGAGAACGACGGGTATGTCACTTTCGAGGACGACCCGAAATCACAACGACGTTCGGCTTTCTTCTGGAAACCAGATTACTCGCACGAACATCTCAACACTATGTGGATGAGCGGGCAGACATTTGTGAAGCGATGAATACAATCACCCTAACCCCAGACGAAGTTCACTTGGCCGCTTCCCATGCCATTTTAAGAAGGCACCGAAAACTTGAAGGACAGCGCAAAGACCGAGAACAAAATAGCCGCTCCACTTACGACAATGAGATAATGGGAGCGGCGGCAGAATTGGCGGTCTGTAAATTCAGAAACCTATTCTGGAGCGGTGCCACCGGCATTCGCGCACGAGACGGCGGGAAGGATGTGGAAGTGAGGTGGACCCACCACGAAAACACCGGGGGGTTAGTCATTTATCCAAAGGACGATAATAACGCCATATTCGTTTTATGTGACGGGTATGCCCCGACAATCAATCTAGTTGGCTGGATTAAGGGGGAGGAAGCCAAAGGCAAAGCTCGTGCGGTGGGGAGCATATCAATCGTCCCGAGGGAACGGTTGAACACTTTTTAAGAAGATGAACATTGAGAAACTCGTCAAACAAGGTCGCCTGCTTCCGATCATCGCGAAGTCGGGTGATGACTTGGCCCTCATTGGCTACCGCCGCAAAACGACCAGCCGGAAAGCCAATCAACGGCCGATCCTGCTACCAAAGCCCTTTGTATTGAAGAAACCGGATCAAGTATGATCGACATAGAACCTACTACCCTTCGCGACGTGACGGTCGGATTTATCGGGGGATTCCTCCAGGGTTTCATCTTCCGATGGGCCTACTCGGTAAGCGTCAAAAGTTATACAGACATGTCATTGCGCTGGAAGGCGCTGCATGACCAAGCGCAAGAGACCATGACACAGATGATGGCTGAGATCGTGCGCCTTAACGATGAGTGCACGCGACTCACAAGACGGGGACAGACCGTCGGCAACTCGCAGAAATGGGAAATCAGTCACCCCGTAGGAGTCCAAGGCGACTCAGTGACTCTGAAACCCTCCGACTTTCAATCAGACAAATGAGCGAAACACCGGAAACCCAAGAAGCCGTCGAGCGTTGGCAGCAAGGCAAGATCAACATCTTTGACGAGATGGCGAGGTTGGAGAAGGAGCGTAACGGGGCGCGTGAAAAACTGAACCACGCGCAGGCATTACTCGCCGAAATGCAAGACGCCTTAAAACTCGCGGTCAAACAACTCCTTAAAAAGAACGATGCCTAAATCCCCTTACATGACCAACGACTTCAAAAAGGAAGTCGCCCGCTACGCTCTGCTTGATACCAAAGCGACCTTCATGCTTTGGCAGCAGTTCGCCGAGAAGATGCCCGACCGCGAATGGCGGATCTCAGCTATGACCCGCCAGATGGGTATGCGCGGGGTGCCGGTCAACATGGACCGTCTCATTGAGGCGCGGGACAAACTCATCGCCGAGAAACGCCGTGCCGAGGCTCTCCTGCCGTGGATCGGTGGAGAGTATCCCCCGCTCTCGCTGCAAGCGATCCGCGACCAATGCGAGAAGGAAGGCATCCGGGCTCCGAAGTCTTTTGCCGAGAAGGATCCAGAAGGTGCGGCATGGGAGGCAGAGTTCTCCGACAAATTTCCTTGGGTGCGGGCGGTCAGGGATTACCGCAAAGCGAATAAACACCTCAACACGGTGACCACAATGATCGCTCGCACCCGCCCTGATGGGCGTATGCCCTATGAGTTGAAGTTCTTCGGCGCGACGACCGGACGGGACTCGGGTGGTGGTGGCTGGAACTGTCAGAACATCCCCCGAGGTGAAGTGGCCGGCGTCGATATTCGCAATCTCATCGAGGCTCCGGAGGGTAAGACCCTCATCATCTGCGACCTCGCTCAAATTGAAGCGCGTTGCCTGCCCTACCTCGCCAAGGACACCGAGCTTCTCAATCTGATCGCCAGCGGCGTCGATATCTACGAGGCGCACGCTCGTGCGACGATGGGCTACAACGATCCGCGACCGCTCAAGGAAGTGGATCCAAAGATGCGCTTCCTCGCCAAGGCCCGCGTCCTGGGTCTCGGCTATGGCTGCGGTCCGGCGAAGTTCGTCGTCGTCGCCAAGATGCTGGCCGGACTCGACATTACTTTGCAGGAAGCGACATCGATTGTGCAGTCGTATCGCGAGGCCAGCCCGAAGATCATCGCGCTGTGGAAGAAGCTCGATCGGGCGCTGCGTATCTCCACCGACCCGAATGACCGCGAACTGACCATCCCCCTACCCTCCGGACGCGAACTCGTCTACCGCCAGATCAAGCGCCACAACGGCGAGATAACCGGACTCCTCCCCCGGCTCGGTAAGATGATGGAGGTCAAACTCTACGGGGGCCTACTCGCGGAAAATGCCACGCAAGCGTTCGCTCGTGACGTTTTTATGGATCGCGTCATGGCGCTGGAGGACGCTGGTTATGAAATTTTGCTAAGAGTCCACGACGAAGTAGTTTTGCTGGTGGACGAATCCGACGCCGAAACCCATCGCACCGTCGTTGAAAAGATCATGTCGAGCCCGCCCGCCTGGTGTTCAGACCTCCCCCTCGGAGCCGAAGCCATCATTTCCAAACAATACACTAAGTAATAACGCCCTAAATGAATCCCACACCACAAGAACTCGGAATAAACCCATGCCCAGCCTCCGGCCAAGGATGCCATAGCTGGATGTATGGGGCAGTGCACGCGCTGGTTGCTAACCAATTCAGCGATGGTGACATCGACCAGTGGATCACCCACTACCTCGAACGCACCCCCCAACCCCGCGAGATCGCCGACACGGTCTCCAAAGTCCGCGCCGAGGTCGAGGGGCTGATCGAGCCCAAGGCCCGTGTCTCGCTCAAGCGGGAGTTCGATGAGGAGAAGCTCAAGGCCCTGACCGCGGAAGGCCCCCTTCCGGTGGAAGATTTCCTCAAATCCTCGCCTGTCGCGGTCGCCGATGTCACCGCCGCCGAGTTCCTCCGCCGCCTTTACCCAAAGCAGGCGAACATCATTTTCACCGACCAGCAGTCCCAGGGGAAGCTCGTGTGGAACGAATCCCTGCCGGACCAACTGGTGACCAGCGCGATTGCGAACAACACCGAGGGTGCGTGGATCATGGTCAATCCAGTCAACGGCAAGTTCCTCCCGATCCCGCGGCTCGGTAAGAAGTCGCAGCGGGCCGAGGAGAACTTGGTCGCTTACGAGTATCTCCTGATCGAATCCGACTCGGTCGAGATGACCCTCTGGCTCCGGGTGCTTTCCAAGCTCGATCTGCCGATCGTCGCGGTCACGACCTCGGGCTCGAAGTCAGCCCACGCTCTCGTGCGCGTTGGCCAGAAAGACCGCGAAGGCTACTTGGCCCGTGCCTCGGAGATCGCCGATCTCGTCGTTCCGCTCGGGGCAGACCCCGCCGCCATGTCCGCCGTTCGTCTGACCCGGGTGCCTGGGTGCGTGCGCCGTGATACAGGCAAACCGCAGCAGCTTATCTACTTCAATCCGGACGCCGGACGGGTAAATCCATCGAATTCGACGGGATTAGAATCGGACACGGAAGTATCGGAAAATGATACAAACTGTCAGAATTCGAGGGATCCCGACACGAATCCCGACAAAGTGTCGCCTTCCGCGGACAAGAGTAGACGCTTTGACGACATCTACTACGACGGCAAGACCTTCTTTATGAAAGCGGCCGACGGGATCTGGCGCTACGAGATGGTCGCGATGCTTTCGAGCGAACTAAAATGCCGCAAGATCTCGGACCGTGCCCCGAAAGGGGCCGCGATGTCGCCGATGGACGAGGCCAAGGCATTCATCCGTAAACACCGCCGCGTGGACGGTGCCGGCCCGTCCCTCTACAACCCGAACGAACTTTGGTGGGAAGGCGGCAAGAAATACCTCAACACGGCCAAGAACGTGAAGATCATGCCCGCGGCCGAGACCGCTGGCCCGTGGGGTGAAGGGTTCCCCCGCTACGCCTCGATCCTCGACAACATCTTCGCCCACCCAGACTACAAGGACATCTTTCTTTTCTGGTTCAAACGGTTCTACGAGTCCGCGGAACAGGGAAAACTCTGCATGGGGCAAGCCATGATCCTGGTCGGTCCGGTGCACTGCTTTAAGACCTTCCTGATCGAACGCCTCCTTGCCCCCGCGATGGGCGGCTACGCCGATCTCTCCTCAGTCGTCTCGGGCGAGGGCAATGGCTTCAATGCCGATCTCTTCCAATCCCCGCTCGCCATCATCGACGATTCCCGTGCCGCGGAATCCGAGTCCGCGCTTCAACGCTACGCGAGCTACGTGAAGAAGCTGGTCGCTCACGGGAAGCACAAATACCACGAGAAATACCTGACCCCGATCATGGTCGAGTGGCGCGGCCGTGTCGTGATCGCGGCCAATGACGACCCAGTCTCGATCAAAGCGGTCCCGGCCCTCGATATGTCCAATGAGGACAAGATCATCGCCTTGGCCCTCAAGACCTACGAGGAAGGCCCAGTCATGGACGCCCTCAAGGACGTGGAGACCGAACTGCCCGCCCTCCTCGCTTGGATCAAGGCGTGGGAAGTCCCGGACAAATACATCGACGCGGCCAACCGCTACGTGGTGCGTAGCTACATCGCCGACGAAGTTCGCGAGAAGATCGATGCCGGCGGGAAGCACGCGGAACTGCGCGACCTCATCAACGCATGGTGGCAGCGCATCGATGTCACCACAAAGGTCTGGGAGGGCACCGCGGTCGAATTCCTCCAAGTGCTCAACGACACCTTCGACAACACCACCATCATCCGCGATTGGCCGGTGCGGACTCTCTCAACCCGACTAAGCCAACTCGTCTCCCGCCAAGACCCGAACATCGAGATCATCAAGAAAAGGTGCGGAGCGGCCAAGCTGAACAAATACCGGCTGACCCGGCCAGCGCCCGATCTCCCCGAGCCGGAGCCGGATCCTGAGATTCATCCTTACTGATTTATGGAAACACAACACAACGATGGCGGGCCTGCGTTCCCAGCACCAGCAGGCGTATCACACATAACGCTCCAAGGCATGACGCTTCGTGATTGGTTCGCGGGACAAGCACTGTCAGGGATCGATGGTCTACGAGCCCACTACGTATCCAACCGCGAGCAAGAGCGCGACGAAGCCGAGCGCCGTGCAGCATGGGCGGCGGAAGCGGCCTACCGCTACGCGGACGCGATGCTCAAAGAACGAGAGTCGCACGGATAGCGTAGAAATTAAGCTATGAACGCCAAGTGGACCGCGAGGTTTATTAACTTGGCCGCGCACGTCGCCGAGTGGAGCCGCGACCCTTCCTCGAAGGTCGGAGCAGTCATCGTCCGGCCCGACAAGTCGATCGCCTCGGTCGGCTTCAATGGATTTGCCCGCGGGGTCGAGGACAAGACCGACCGATTGGCCGACCGTCCGACCCGACTCCTCTACACCCTCCACGCCGAGGTCAACGCCATCCTCGCGGCCAAGGAGCCCCTCCAGGGCCACTCGATCTTTGTCTACCCATTCCAGCCCTGTGCACATTGTGCCGCCGCCATCGTCCAGGCAGGGATCAAGGAAGTCTACTGCCCGGCCGAGTCGGTTCCCCGATGGGAGGAGAGCTTCGAGGCTGCACG